CGGCATATTTTTGAGCCATTTTTTCTGTTAAAAAGTCTGATTTAATTTTCATATCTATATGTTTTACATTTATTTATCTTTATTGTGAAATTTTTTGCTGTGATATATAATAGCGGAATTGAATATATTTTCATTGTATTTTTCGGCGATATTATATATTTCTGGATTGGTATCAAAAGATGTTAACAAATTAATGTCTTTAGAAACTTTCTCTATATTTTTGTGCCAATCTTTGTTTTCACTAGAAGCGACAACAGATTCAACCATATGATCTATAAACTTTTGATCTTTTTTTGTAATTCTTTTTTTTGCTTGATTTTGTTTGTATTTTTCTTTTCCGTATTTTTCTAATTCAGAAATTGCAAAAACAACATCAGCAATGTCTTTTTTATAAAGAACTTCTTTTTTACTCGCAGAAGATTTTTGTGCTAATTCAGAAGGTCGGCCAGAAGATGAAATAGGTGGTTTTTTAGCACCGCCAGCCCCCCCATTTTCTTCTTTCCCCACTGGAGTTCCACCAACAATAGGATTATATAGTCCCTCTTCTCTTTGTTGTAAAAATTCTTTTTGTGATTCTTCTAATTTTTCTTTTGTAGGATAAACCCCTGTTTTTAAGAATTCAATTCCAGTCTCTGGTGTTAATATCCCCAACTCCATTAACCTTTGTGCGACTCTATTGACAACATTTTCATCTTTTAGGTTCATTTCTTGAAATTCCGCTGTAGGAGACTTTTGAAATCCAGCTTGTTCACAGATATCATCAATTTCTTGTTGAATAAAAGTTTTAAAATTAGCTCTTGGTTCTTTGATTCTTTCTAAGAATATCTTTGTTTTAATCATTTGATTAGCGAATTTACCCTCACTAGAAGAACCAGTTCCAAGAATAATGTTTTGCAAGCCCTCTTTAATGTCTTCGTTTACGATCTCGTACTTCTCTTTCCCAAGGACTTTCTTTAAATCTGGAATAACGAAATCAGCTTTAGTTGTATAATCAGAAACCAAAACACGGCCAACGCTTTGATTCAAGAAAAGGCTTTGCATAGCTTTGATGTGTTTAGGATTAACACCGCCTTTTTCTGGTTCATTACCCATTGTGATAAGCAAAACAATTTGTTCTACTGTTCGGCATATTGCTTGGTCTATTTTTTTAAGCTCTAATTTCCAGTTTATATCATCCAATACTGGGTAAACAAAAGGGACTCCAAATGGCTCATAGTCTTGTTTCTTATAAAAAGAATACCTTATCTTTTCTGGGTCCAATTCAATATAAAGGCCATCATCCAACCAAGTTCCTTCTTTGATTTGCCTTTGCGTTTCTTTTGGAAGTGCATCGAAAATTTGTTGATCCCTGTCTGTTTTTGGATCTCTAAGTCTTTCTAACTCGTATTGAGACAAAGCTTTTTGGTAATTACCATTATGGAAAGAAGACGAGTGATACAAAGAAATTTCATAAGGGTTTAATAACAAATACCTTATTGGAATATTTAAACTTTTTACATTGTAAATTTTTGAAATCTGTGCGATTTCTTCTAAAGAAAATTTTGCGTTTATTCTATAAAGAAAAACATTGCCAGAACGGTAAAATTCTCTGAAAAATTGGTCTTTTAAGCTTTCTATGTTTATTCTTTTTAGCCAAGATTTAACAAATTCGCGACTCTGTTTTGTTCCACCCTCTAGGTACATTTCTGAATTCGCAAATTCAGACATAATATCGATTGTGTTTCTTACAATAGAAATATTGGCATAAGCTTTTTGTGTAAGCTCAATAGCCTTTCTCATTGTTATACCATGTTTTGTGGTACTGAAAGGCATATTTAATTGGTCTATATTATGATATCTAGCATCTTTGCTATCAACAAAAACCTGATTAAATCTTGAACCAGTTGTTCCAGTAGAGTTGTTTCTTCTTGCTTTTGAGAGATTAGAATTAAATAAATTCGGCGAATCATCACCCATTGGCTCCCAATCTTCGCCGAAAGACACGGAATGAGAAACTTTAGGTGTATTTGAAGGGGTTTCTTTACCCAATCTCTTGTTCCAGTAATCTAAATTCTTTTTTTTATAAGGTCTTTTTGTCTTTTCAGGCATAAATATTTTTACACAATTTTACTTTGAAAGTAGAAATTAAAACATAACTGGAGTAAAACCACCGTATTCTTCTTCGTCTGACATATTATTCATCTCATAATATAATTGTACAAACCAATTCCCAAGCACCAAAGCAGAGTAGGAGTCTTTACGGGTTTTATACTTACCTTTGTCTCTTTTCAAACTATCAGGTAAGTCAAAGCTTCTATTTCCAAGCGCAGAAACTTTTTGTATAATTAAAGCCGTCTCGTTTATGGTTAAGTCTATATTGTCGCTTTGCTTTTCGAGGAAATCAACCACTTTACTTTGTTCTTCAATTTTGTCGTTGTATTTTAATTCTGTGTCAAATTTTATGTTTTTTAGATCTATTTTTTTCAGCTCTTTCATATTTGTTTCCAGATTGTGTCTAGAAGCAAATAGTATTTTTTGTTTTTCAAAGCTTTTGGATAACATTTCATTTGATTGTCTTATCCAATTTGAAGAAGGAGTTCTTAAAAACACATAATCTTTATAGTCTGGCTTGTAGAATCTTTTTAATTTTTGCAGCTCTTTTTTTCTCTCTCTTTTGCCTTCGTCAGAATTGTCACTCTCTGTTTTGACAGAAGGAAATATTCCAAGATTAATATTTTGGTCTTTAAATAAAGCGCTTTCATTGCAAGCTTTTATAAATTGATCCCCGCCGTTATAGTCGCCTATAATCCCGACAACATTAAAATTTTTCAATAAATACAAGAAGTAATTCATATGGGACTCTAATTGTTGGCCTCTCAAAGCATAGCTATGGACAACTATCCCCGCTTTTTTTTCTTCTACAAGTTTTATAACATGAATAGCAAAATCATCTGACGTATCATTACCAGCCCAAGATGGGTCAAAAGCAATAATGTATTTTGCTCCACCCTCCCCTTTTAATTCTACCATTGGATATTCACCTATGTTTAACGCACACTCTTTTATTGTTTTTAAATTAAAGAATCCAGAACTATCGTCTGTAAATTCAGCGCCGAACTCCCTTTTAAATTGGGCTTCTGTCATTGTTGCGCGGGATTGATTCAAAAGATTTTGGTCATGCAAACCTTTTGGTAAAGCATCATGGGCAACTTGAAAAACTGCTCTTGTTGCGGTATCATTGATTTCTTTGTCTGGATTCGCTTCTTTGGCTTTTTTTAATGCTTCATTAGGATCTTCAATAAAATTTATGTATGTAGAATAAAGTCTATAAAAGAAATCAAAAGTATAACCCGCAGATGATAAACTCACTAATTTGTTGTTTTGGAAATCAGTTCTTTCTTCTTCGGTAAGTTGGCCCTGTTCTATCAACTTATCTTCTATTTTTGTGATTCTTTCTCTTTCTCTAGGATCGGCTACAACCCCTAAGAAGGGAACTATAACTTCATTGTAAATCTTTTCTGGCATCAACAACATTTCGTCACAGATAATAACATTAAAACGAAAACCACGGAGCTTGCCCCCGTCTCCCAACGGCAAAGAAAGAATTTTGCTTCTTCCTATTTCCATTATCCACTGGTCGCTTCCTTTGCTGACTTTTGTTACGCATTTTTTGAATGGGCCAGCTTTTTTATTGTTCATGATATCCTCTAATTTTGTGAACATCATTTTTGATTGACGAAATGAGGGTGCGAGAATACCAACAGTAACACCTTGATTCATCAAAGCATAAAGACCAGCATAAATAGATGACAAGTAAGTTTTACTTCCACCTCGCGAAATAACACCAATAGTATAATCAGTATTAAACATCGTTTTAATCATTATTTCTTGTAGAGGATACAAATCAACATCCATTATCATCTTTGTTGTCCATCTTATGTTATGATACATGAATTTATACAAGAGAACTTTGGCTTTATGTTCTTCTATATAGCCATCGATAGATTCTATTTCATCATTTATATTATGAAATCTTGGGTTTCTTCTTTTCTGTTCTCCTACTACTAACATTTTGATATAAAGTATTGCAAATCTACTTTTTTTAAATCTTCGGCAAAATCCAATAACCTTGGTATTAAAAATTTAGATTCTTCTCTACCGCCAGAAAAAACAAATTGGATATTCTCTCTATATTCATCAGTTAAAGCTCTTATTTTTGCATACACAGCTTTTAAATTAATAGGGAAATTGTTTACTTCGTTATAATTAATCAGATCATCAAGCTCGCACTCAACAACTATAAACATATAGCCTTCGTTTTTTACGCATCTGTTTATTTCTTTTTTGAATCTTGGTAAATTTTTGCCAAGAGTTTGAAGCAAATCCGCAAGATTTTTTCTTTCAACAGAATATTTGCTATCCAAGAAGGAGTAATCCCCATAATCAAGTTTTTCTGAGAAAGATTTTTCAAATTCCAAAACTAATTGTTCTCTAGTGTCTATTTGTATTACTTCGTTTATTTCTTTTGTGAAAAAATTTTTTGGTAATTTTTTGTCGTAAAATATATTAAAACCAGCTTCTTCTGCGATTCTCATATAAGAACCAAAGCTTTCTTGGTAAACGCTTAATTGCGGCAACCTTTCTGAAAATTGCAAATCAAGAAAATTAGGCGCGATATCTGATTCCCGATATTCCCTTTCTTTTTTTAAGACACTGAATAGATATTCTTTTGCTGTTTTATCGTTTTGTTTTTCTAGCCAAGCAAATAGTTGATCTCTACTATCAAAATCTTTTGCAAAATAAGATTCTAATTTTTTAAATGGCATTGGCTCCCTAGTTAAAAGATTGTATTTGGGATAATGTTTTGTATAATAACCAGCCATTATCATATCATGTTCTTTTAAGTGCATATGAAGATCCTTTCTGGAATCAAACTTTTTTCTACATTCTTTGCAGATATTTTCCTGCACTTCTTTTGGAACTAACATTTTAAATTAAGCTTGTATCTATTCCCCACAATCTGGCTTTAAATTCATCGATTGTTTCAAGTCTTTGCACCTCGTCTTGTTTTTCTCTTTCATATATCTTGGCTTGTTTGAGGATATTTTTTCGATCCTCTTCATCTTGAAAAGCCTCGACCAAAGACAAAATGCTTTCATTGGATTGCAATTGTTTTTGTTTTCTTTGTGCGCGGGAACCATTGAGTTTGTTGATTAATTTTTCGATTCTATCTGCGCAAGAAGCATATTCCCCACTTTTTGCTTTAAGCATTTCCGCCATTTTTACAGAGTGCTCTTTTTCTTCTGCTTCATCAAATAATCTAGTCAGCTTTTTTCTGTGCCTTTCTAAATCTTTAAGCATAACATAATCAGCCGATAAATTTAAATAAAGATTTGATTCATCTGCCGTTATATCATGCTGGTCCCAAACTGATTTTACTAAATTGCTTTCAAAAATTTCTCTATCCTCAATTGTTTCATAGGAGTTCATCATATAAACAAATCGCGGCGAGTTCATTGAGTTTAATAAATTTTCAATAGACTTTTTGTATTTTGGCGATAATTTGTTTTCTTCAAGAGAAACATTCACATATTTGTTGATTTTTTGTATAACTTTGCCCATTGATTTTGGAGCGGAATACTTTTTATCAAATATTTCATTAGAATCTATACCCAGCTCTCTTACAACCCTAACAATTTCTTTTTGTTCAAAACAAAGCGGCTTAATATTTTTATTTGGGAAAATTAACGTAGCTATTTCTAAACTATTCATTCCTTTTCTAGCTTTATCGGTAATGAAATTTATTTGGTCTTGGTTAAATTTTATAGAATCTAGTTTTTTATATTTAGTAGTTTTATAATCAATATTTCTATCTACTAAAAATTTAGCTATGGCTTTTCCGAGTTTGCTTCTTCCGTCATACTTGCCGCCACTTAATTCTTTTGCCAAATAACTGATGTTTGGGTTCTTTTTACAATTTGCCAAAACAAATTCTTCTTCTTCTTTTGAAAGAGTATGTTCCTTTGAAGTGGCCATATTAAATTATTACATCCTCATCTTCCATTATTTTTTTTGCTTTAATAAGGAAATTCTTTTTTAATTTTTTTATTGTATTATAACCAGCGGGTCTGTTTTTTTCGTTTGTTATGTATCCAAGTTTTTCCGCAACTATTTTCTCTGGTAATTTTTGTATAAATAATAAATC